CTCCGGTGAACATGATAAGAAGTTCACTTGCATTTCGCACCCTCGAACTCGATTGTAGCACAGATGGCTCGCCACAGGACTCGAACTGTTTCCCACGGGGGTACCGGCTTTGCGAAAGCTTTAGCCGGTGGCCTGTTTGATCAGGTAACCACCGCAGGATACATCTTCGATGAATGTAGCGACGTTGTTAACAACCGCTATGGACAGAATCCACTCTTCCTCGCACATTCGTGTGGGGTAAGATGGTGGGCATCTGGTCGTATAAACGGTTGGTGGGATACTACGCACGTGGCCAGTGTGGTGAGTGTAGCTGGATTCCAGAACTACACCAATACCACTATGGCACCGCAGGCTAGTAAACCTTCTAACAATTCGGCTTATGCCGAGGGATTATCCAAGACTAACCCAAATACTCCACAGGTAGATCTACCTCTGTTTATTTGGGAACTCAAGGACATTCCTCGCATGCTCAAGGCTTGGGGCGACGCATTGTATTCGAAGCCAACTTTCTCTGCTGGGAAGAATCTTAATTCTCTTCCTAAAGCGGTAGCGAGTCGGTACCTCGAATATCAATTCGGAATTGCCCCATTCTTGAGCGACCTGGCTAAGATCTTAGACTTTCAAGCTCAGGTCCAGAAGAAACTGGACCAACTTGATCGGCTCGATAAACCAGGCGGCTCTGTGCGTAGTGGTACTGTCTACAAAGACGAGTACATACACTCGTTTGTCCATGGACCAAACTATGCTACCTCCCTCTATCAAGAGGGAAGGCAGGTTTGGCACCAGGACACGGTGGCTCGTAAGATGTGGGTTTCCACAAAGTGGGTACCACAAATTACGATTCCCAAGACAGCTGATGACAGACGTTCTCTAGCCACTCGACTTGCTTTTGGCCTCGACATTTCTTTCTCACTTTTGTGGGAAGCTATGCCGTGGTCTTGGCTTTTCGATTGGTTTTCAAACGTCGGAGATCTGCTCAACTTGACGAGGAATATTCTTCCCGTAAAGTTTAGCGACTCCTGTCTGATGGACTATACCGTGTTGCGACGACTGTTGCACCATGTCTCCTTCGGCGCGGGATCATCCCTGCAGATTGAGATGCCCAAGTTCCTCTATGAAGAGAAATTGAGGACGCCTATGGGTAGTGGTTTACCACAGATTGAGTTCGGTGTCCCACTTCTAAGTGGGACACAAGTGGCCATTCTCAGTGCCTTGACGGTGCTGAAAGGCATTCGTTAAGCACTGGAGACTATCATGGCAATTGCCAATCCCCTCGTGATCACCCTCGGTGGTAGTGGCGGAACCGCCAAAACCCTACCGAAGATCAATCAGGACGCCTATGGTTCGGAGTATTACCTCCGCGAGGCCACGCAAGAGTTTCGGGTGAAAATCCGTCACTCTCGTGAGTCTGCCAACGCAGCCGGCGTAATTCTCGAGCGTCATAATCTCGAGATAACGCAGACTGTGTTTGGGACCGCAGGCGCCCCCGATACGGTACGTCAGGCGTATGTCGTTCTTCGAAACTCGAAGACGGATACGCTGGTTGACATTACCAATGTCGGGACCGCACTGTCCTTCTATATGGACGCTACACATTGGGGAGACCTCGTTGGCTGGGTTAACTAAGCTAGCGAACCTTATGGGTTCGCAAACCTTCGCTACCCTCGGCCTCGTGGTCATCGCCCTTGTGTTATCCGCCATCTTGGCGGGGTGCGGCTCGTTCTCCTTTCGTGTCGGCGAGCTCTCCTTCGATGGGGAACCATCCGACTATACGACTGGAGTTGAGGGTCCCTCTCTGAAGTAGTACCAGAGAGAAGCTTTTGCCCTTCCGTCAACCTAGGAGAAATCCCAAGTGACTAAAAGGGAAGAGACTGATAGTTTTGCAGATGCTCTGGACGCAGTCTTAGCAGACTGTGCCCAGAACTACCCACAAGACCACTTGCAATGGGCGCGCGATAGCAAGCGTGTCCACCATAACGTTCGTTCTCGAGGTCGAGGGTTCGTAACTCTCGATCTCCCTGCTCTGGGCGACTGGCTTTTGGCCGGTCTAACAGAGGGTCGCCTTGGCTCTCACGGCTCCGCGCCTTGTGCGCGTAGTCGTTCTAAGAGTGACTGTAGGCCCCGGTTGTTCTGGGGGCTATGGTCGCGACTGTTCGACGAACGTGGTCTCCTTCTTGAGGATCTCGATCCTACTGCACTCTTCTTGCTTCTGACGGTTACTAACCTTTGGAAGAAAGTCGAGATCGAATGCCGTCCCGCTTCTAAACGGGCTGCGTTCGATGAGTACTTCGAGATTGAGAGAGTACTCCCGCCCTCCCACTCTATGTGGAAGGGTGAGGAATATGGAAGGGTAGACTGCGGATCCTTGCAAGATCTCGCAGTTTCCGACCTTGTCCCTGCACAGGCAGGAGATAACTCCCTCTTGACGGACTGCCAACGTGTTGCAGATTACCTTATCTGGCAACTAGGCGTCTTCAATTCTGAGGACGTTGTTGGTAGACATGGACCTGGAGCAGTTTCGGACCAAAAGCGGACGGAGGATAAATACCTCTTTCCGTCATGGCCTGATAGGCTCGAGCGTCTCTTCCCGGTGGATCTTCATGGAGTTCTCAATTCCATGTCCGAGATGCTGATCGGAGGCGTTCCCGATACCTTGTCGAGTGCCGAGCCAAGCAGTTACTTGACTTCGGTTCCAAAGACACAGAAGGGCCCGCGGCTCATTGCCGAGGAACCCGTCTGCCATCAATGGATACAACAAGGGGTCTCTGATATCCTTAGAGACCGGGTAAAGCATTCCATACTGGGTTTGTCGATCGATTTCTTCGATCAGCAGCCTAGTCAAGATGCTTGTCGTGCCGCATCCGTTTCCGGGGAAAGCTGTACCATCGACTTGTCTTCCGCTTCGGACCGTATGAGTACGTGGCTAGTTCAGCGGGTCTTTCGTAGCAATAAATCGCTACTTGACCAGTTGATAGCCTGCCGTACTCGGTTCCTTGTGCAAGACGATTACCAGGATCTTCCTGGAATCGTTGAGCTTCGGAAGTTCGCGTCGATGGGGTCAGCATTGACCTTCCCCGTCCAGTCTATTGTCTTCGCTTCTCTCGTCATCGGTGTTGGGAAACATCTCAACCCGAAGATGAGGTTGCGGGACATAGCTGGGAAAGTCCGCGTGTTCGGCGACGATATCGTCTGTCCGAGCACATGGGTAGTACCCCTCACGCGCCTACTAAGCGTGTGCGGGCTCAAGGTGAATGCCGGTAAGTCTTTCTCTCGTGGTTTGTTCCGCGAGAGTTGTGGCTTATATGCGTACAAGGGCTACACTGTAACCCCTTTTCGCATTCGACATCTCTTGAGTAGCATTGATGGGGCTAGCCAAGTTGCATGGCTGCAGGGTTCATACAACGCCCACATGTTGGGGCTTTGGAGAACCTCTGCTTTCATGGAACGACAGGCGCTGCAAGGACGTAAAGTACCTACAGTTCCTGTGTCGGCCCCACCGGTCGGCCTGCCTACCTTTTCTCCGGGACTGCCCCCTGATCTATCGATCGGGTGGGACAGAAACCTGCAGAAGAGAGTAGTCCGCGGAATCGGCTTCAGAATGAAGTCGAAGACTCGGGTGGTCGATGACGGTGTCAATTCACTTCTTCAGCTATCGAGGGCC